GGGAGTTCGACCCCGAGGGGGAGCGGCCTCCTGGCATGACCTTTGCCCAGGAGGCCGCCCTGAGGGCCTCGGTGGAGGAGGAGCAGTACCAGTTGGATGCGTCCCGCCGTCAAGGCGAGGCCATCTACTGGAGCTGCGTGGGCTTCCTCGGGCCCCAGCTTGACCATGCTCTGGTTTGTCCGGCGTGGTCTCGCGGGGTGTGCGAGGAGCACCACCTCCATCCTCCGACGGCCCTTCTCCCTATCGAGGAGGATGGGTTCAAGGTCCGGGTGGCGACCCTGCACCAGGCGGCGTTGATTTACGTCGCCCGTGCGTGGGGCGCCCCGGGCTTCGCGACCCTCCGCTCGATGCCCTCGGAGAGGAACGGGGTGGTGGGGGAGCCGGTGGAGGCGATGGCCCACCACCTGGCGGGACAGGGGGGCACGGCCGTGTCCCTGGACCTCTCCTGCGCGACGGACACGTTTTCGATGTTCGCCGCCCGGGATGTCCTTTTGGCCGTGACAACCCCCCTCCGCCGGGGGGTGGAGGACCCTACGGTGGTCTGGTCCCCGTTGGAGGACCGGTCTGCCGTCTGTCGTCTCCTGTGCGGCCCCCTGCGTCCCGTGGTCCGGAAGAGGTGGTGTCCCTCTCCATGGCGTCCCTTGACGCGGGAGGAGCCCCGGGTTGAGCTGATGGAGTGGTGGCTTGCCCTTGCCGCCCATGCCAAGCTCCCCCGAGCCCCTCTGCTTCCGAGACGTCCTGGGGATCGCCGCCTCCTCCACGAGCCCCCCATGAAGGAGCCTACTCGGCCCGCTCCGTACCTGTGGCAGGCGGAGCTGGCCGAGGGGGCGGGCCGCTGGGTCCCCCTACATCCTGGAGCCCCCCGCCCCCCTGACCCGTGGAGGGAGAGGGGCTGGGAGGGTGGCCAGGAGGGGGACACTTGGCAGGCCCTGGGCCTCCCACTCACCACCCGGGGTGTCTCTATGGCCCTGGGCTGCCACTGGCCCTCGATGGCCCTGGTGGGTGCGGACGCTTCCCGTCTGGCACGCCACCTGGGCTGCGGGGACGACGGCCTGGACGTGGGGACCGCGAGGGCCCACTCGGAGGCCTCCTTCGGCCGGGAGCAGGCGCAGTTTGAGCGCCACCCCGGCAAGGAGGTGGTCTCCCGGGAGGGGGCCCTCATTAAGGAGGTCCCCTTCCGCCGCCACGAGGATGGCCTCTGGCGGGTGGACCCCCTACCCCTGAAGGTCCGGGTGTTGTCGGGGGAGGGGGACCCGGAGACGGGGGTGCCCCGCTTCATCGGCGACTTCGACGCTCTGTCGGAGGAGTGCCGGAGGAGCGGAACCCCCTGGGCGACGCAGCAGGCGGCGGAGGCCTTCCTCCTCGCCCGCTACGGTCGCCCCCTCTTTCGGATGGCCCAGTGGGGGGTGAGTGTGCCCGGCTACCCTGATGGGTGGCGGGACCACTCCCTCTCGCGGCCGTCCATCGAGGGCTCCGGTGCCCCCCCCCTCTCGCGCCCGGGGAAGGGAGGCTCGAAGGCGACCGAGGTCCTCCTCGCAAGAGCCCATGAGCGGGTGTGCGAGGAGGTCTGGGCCGGCGCCGTTGGGACTCCCATTGGCCCCCTGGGTCGGGAGGAGGCCGCCCCGGAGTTGACGTGGGAGGTCTTTTCCTCCCTGGACGTCGCTCCTGGGGTGTCCCCTGGCCCAGAATCCCTCCGGGAGATGATGGCGAGGCTTCGTGCCTTCGCCGCCCCTCCCATTGGGACTCCGGGGGGCCTCCATCTTCGGGGGCCCAAGGTGGCGGGTCTGGGCGGGGACTTCCCCATGGGGCCGACCTCTGGTCTGGTCCGCCGTAAGGCGTTCCGGAAGCAGAGGAAGACCGAGATCAGCGGCTAAGGCCGACCCTCG